ACTATTGTTAATCACATTAAAAAATGTTCTCCTAAAAAATTAATTGTATTTAATGATGATGCACATACACCATGGCAAGAACTTGATCTTGTTATAGATGAATTAAAAGGTAAGACTCATGAGGGTCTTCTTATTTCATACTTGATCGCAGAATCTTGTATAGAAGATTATCAGATATACGACTGTGAGTATGGGGCTTTAAGCTACTACCACAGCAACATACAAGCCGATAGGTACCATTACTATAATATTTGGACACATTCATATGCACCACACTCTCACAATTTACTTAGAGAGTATAAACCCACTAAAGATATGCTTTACAAACTGTGTTGTTGTAGCAAAAAGCCTGATATTCATAGGGCTTTGGCAGCCATTTGTTTGGTAGATAAAGAAGATGTCAAACTAACTTATTATGAAAAACATAGATTTCAAGAACTAGAGAGAATGATATCTTTTACGAATACTGATAAAGTTTTAAATCCTCCATTACCTACATATAAGACTTTACCAGAAAAATATAAAACTCTTATTCAGAATAACTATAAGAAGTTTTTAGAATCAGATTTAACTTGGGATGTAGGTAATATTAGTGATATAGCAGGACATGAACAAGTTAAAACTATTTCTCTTTCTAGAGACTCTTTTCTTACAGTTGTTCCAGAAACTTTATGGGATACCAGTACTAGATTTTGGTCAGAAAAAACTTTAAAGCCTATGTTAATGAAAAGACCTTTTGTTCTTTTAGCTCCAGCAAAAACATTAGACAAAGTTAGACGATTAGGATTTCAGACTTTTGGTAATTATTGGGATGAGTCTTATGATGAAGAATTAGATCATGGTAAAAGATTTGCTATGGTAATGGACATAGCAAACGATATATTAAAAAAAGATTGGGACGAATTATTGTTCTTGTTAAATGATATGGAAGGAATACTAGAACATAATAGAAAACAAGTTTGGAATTTATCTAAGAGGAAATTAATTTAATGGCTGAAATGTTACATATGAAGACTAGAGTTGTAGACATAGAGACTGTCCATGCTTATGGGTGTTCTATGCCAGCTGGTCACGAGATAACACATCCAGCAACTTTGGACAAAAAGCATAGAATTGTTCAACTTCTTGAAGGTCCAGAATTACATAGGGTAATCAGAGCCGACAAAAAAGAATGTTGGGTTGCTACTGTATGTAATAATCTAGGAGTAGATCATATTAATAATGCTAGGTATGGATTATCAAATGAACACAGTGCTTGGATTCTACTTGAAGATATAATGAAAGGAAGAATACAGAGAAATCATGCCGTATTCTTTTGTATTACTTTGTTGACCCGAGTGATGTATTTCGATCCTTTAGATGGTAAACCATTATCAAAACAGTTACACTCATGGGCTGAAGATACACCAGAAATTTTAGAACATTATAATGACTATAAGATGTTATATAATTATTTTCTTTTGATGCAACAAATAATGCTTATGTGTAAGTCTGTTGGTGCGCCACTTTATTTCATACCCAGCTTTGAACATCCTACTTGGAATCTAATGGCAGACTATAGACCCTATAACCCAGATGTTCTTAAAGTGCAGAAAAAGATAAAAGATGACTGGCAATTCAGAAAAATCATTGATCTTATTGCTAGAGAAATGAATGGAATGTCTTTGTTAGTACCAGGAAAAATGCGAAATTCTTCATTTTTATGGTATACAGAAAGTTTGAATCCTAATGTAGACCATAAAGATTTTCACGCATTAACTAAAAAAGGTATTAAATTAAGAGAAAAAACACATTCTCCAGGTCGTCATCCTAATAAATACTCACATGACAAGTATGCAGAAGAACTAACAAAGTTGTTAAAACCAGAAAAAGCTAAATAAAATTATGAGCAATGTTATTCAGTTTCCAAAGATAACTAGATTGCCAGAATATGAACCATCTGGCTATAGAATCAACTTATACACAGAGGATCAAATAGAATTGGTTCTCTTCTGTGTTAATATCTGCGAAGATCAAGATTCCACAAAAAAATACGCAAGAAAGGATCTAAAGAATATGGATCCTGTATTTGTTATGGTCCGAATGAATGTTTGTTTGGACAACAAAATCATTTCAACAAAAGCAAAGGAGGCGATATTTAAAATTGTTAATTCAATCGAAGTAATTCCTATATCATCACTACAATCACACTGACTTATTCATTAACCTAGTAGGATTACAACATATGCCCAGACGAAAATCTAATCTTCAAGTTATATCACAGTACGAAGATGAAGTTCGCCAACCCCAAAAAAACAATCAATGTAAAATTAAGATTGATGACCTCAAAACAATAGGAGCAATGACAGAAACTCAAGGTCAATTCTTCTCACAATACTCTCAAGGTGCCCAAGCCATGTTACTTCATGGTTCAGCCGGTACAGGAAAAACCTTCATAGCCCTCTACAAGGCATTAGAGGAAGTTCTAGATCCATCCACACAATACGAAAAAGTAGTTATTATTCGCTCGGCAGTTGCTAGCCGTGATATCGGTCACTTGCCCGGCGATCAAGATGAGAAATCTGCTGTTTATATGCAACCATACATAGATATGTGCGAAAAACTTATTCCACAGAAGAAAGGTGCATGGAAACGACTTATCGATACTAAAGCCGTAGAATGGATGATTACCTCGTTTGTCAGAGGAATAACATTGGATGATTCTATTGTAATTGTAGATGAATGCCAGAACATGAACGATATGGAGCTAAATTCAGTCTTGACAAGGCTGGGAGAAAATAGTAAAATAGTTTTGTGTGGTGATTTTAGACAATCAGACCTATACAAGCATAGAGGTGATATGTCTGGATTACAGAAATTTATGGTAATTGCTGAAGATATGAAATCTTTTAAAATAATCGAATTTACTGCGGATGATATTGTAAGGAGCAAGTTTGTCCGTGAGTATATAATGGCTAGAATGCGCTATGAGGATGCACATGGTAGCTAAGTTATTGATTTTGTTGACTTTAAATATTACGTAAACCGTAAAAAAAGGTTGACATTCGGCTATTGTTTTGCTATAATAGTCTTATGAAAATATTTAATCACTTAGATTTACCAGAACTTCCTAAACTTTCCAGAAAGAATATCGATGGAAAGCGTATGTATTGTACCGATAGTGGTGATAGATTCCCGTCTATCACCACTGTCCTTTCATGTCGTGGCAAGAAGGGCTTGTACGAATGGAGACAGCGTGTTGGGTCTGAACAAGCAGACAAGATAAGCAAGAAAGCATCCACACGTGGTACCAAAATTCACAAGATATGTGAAGACTATATCAACAACGAACCTCTACCAGAACTGACCCTAGTCGAACAAGAGACTTGGAACACGTTTAGACCTGTTGTAGAGCGTATCGATAACATCCATCATGTAGAACCATTCATGTTTAGTAAGCATCTTGGCATTGCTGGTCAGTGCGATTGTATTGCAGAATTTGATGGTAAGTTGTCTATTATAGACTTCAAAACCTCTCGCAGGGTAAAAACACATAAACAGATTTCAAGTTACTTTGCACAGTGTGCCGCATATGCGATCATGTATGAAGAGTTGACTGGTATTCCTATCAACAGAACTGTGATACTGATGTCAGTAGATGATGAACAACCATCAATTTTTATTGAAAAACGTGATAACTATGTTGATTACTTACTAGAAAGCAAAAGAATGTTTGAAGCTGGTGAGATTGACTAATTTAAAAGTACTAAATACTACTACAGGATTTGATGAAGCGTGAATAGGAAGTTTGGACTCGGGTGCGACTCCCGACACCTCCACCATAAGCACATTTTGACGAGTGTTCTTATGTTGGGGGTGAGTTAGGTTCGACAGGCAACTGAAAACACGTGGAGAATCGGTGCGGAAGCTACCGTGAACGCAACAAAAACCATAAATGCCAACGATGAGGTATTTGCACTAGCCGCATAAGCTAGTCGGGGTATGGGATCCACCTTGTAATCCAACGGTCCCACTTTTATAGCAAGAAAGGATAAACTATATGCTAAAATCGACTTTGCTAACAATTAGCCCTATATTAGTCACATTGTTTTATGTAAATGAGACTCAAGTAGAAGAAGTAAGGGTATACGATACTGTAGACCCAGTTAAGATTGAGGTTATAGTTCCACAAATTGATACAAAAGAAATTCATTGCATGGCATTGAACATATATCATGAAGCGAGAAATGAGTCTGTAGATGGACAAATCGCAGTTGCAAATGTTACAATGAATCGTGCAGAAGATTCAAGATTTCCTAGTACAATATGTGGAGTTGTTTACCAGGCTAAAATGAGTAGTTGGTGGAAAGAAAAAAGAAACAAAGAAGTACCTATTAGAAATGCTTGCCAATTTAGTTGGTATTGTGACGGTAAGAGTGATGAGGTTCATGAGATTAATGTGTACAATAAAATCTATGTAATAGCTGAAGAAGTACTTATGGGATTACATAAAGACAACACACATGGTTCAACACACTATCATGCAAACTATGTCAACCCATATTGGGCAAGTAGTCTACAAAGAGTTGCTTATGTAGATAATCATATATTTTATAGTGGATATTAAATGAACTTTATAGTTACTGGTGGCTGCGGATTTATAGGATCACATTTGGTAGAAGCCTTAGTGGTCACTGGTAACAATGTCATTGTCGTTGACGATCAACGATCTGGAAAATTTAAAATTAAAGATGATAATGTCCAGTATGTAAAACAAGAAGTTTGTAGTGTGGATATCAAAGGTAAATGTGATGGAATAATTCATTTAGCAAATACTCCAAGAATTCGTCTTGCAAACAAAAAACCACTTCTTGCATTACGCAATGGTATTGATCCCACAATTCATGTTGCTGAAATGGCAAGAAAATTCAATTGCCCCTTGTATTTTGCCTCAAGTTCTAGTACAATATACACTGATAGAACATCTAATCCTTATACACTTTCTAAAGCAGTGAGTGAAGATATTCTTAATATGTATCAAGAACTTTATGGAGTTACTTCAAATATAATGTATTTTTATAATGTGTATGGACCAAGAGAAGCAAATTATGGTGAACATAGTACGGTAATACGATCATTTAAAACTGCTGTACAAACAGGAAACCCACTACGAATTTTTGGTACAGGAAAGAAGACTAGAGATTTTACTCATGTATACGATGTAGTAGATGGTATGTTAAATTTATTAATGATGGAGAAAAAACCAAAACAAACACATTTTGGTAGAGGTGATCCTTACTCCATAGAAGAAATTGCAGATGCATTTAAGCACCCTGTAGTATATGAGTTTGATAGAAAAGGAGAAGCACAAGATACCATATGTGAAAAACCTTTTATGAAATCAAACTATGATGTTATTGACTACATTAAATTTTGGAAAGAAAAGTTTAATGAAGCAAAGAAATATTTTGAAGTTAAAAATAAATTACAGGAGATAGATAAACGCAATGCCTAAAGTAGTAGATGTAAATAGCCTTTCCATGTCAGATCCATATCTGATAACAAAAGAGTTCAAGTCCTCAAATGAGTTTTCACAGCACATTGAGCGACTGGCACACAACTCGGGTAGCTTTATTGATGCTATTGTTGATTATTGTGGTGCTAAAGACATTGATGTGGAGAGTGTAAAGAAACTATTATCTCCTTCACTGAAAGAAAAAATTAAAGCAGAAGCAGAAGATTTAAACTTACTAAAAGGTGGTAACAAGACATTTAAGTTACCTATTTAATATGGTAGAACCCTTTGAAGTATATAAACTTTACCTTGCACTGAAGTTACATTTCACAAAGAAAGATTACGACATTACAAAGACTAAAGGTGCAGTCAAAGTAAAGCAAGAAACATTTCTCAAACGTAAAGACCTAACTGTTATAAGAAAGTTAGCCAGAGACTATAGTAGAAGTGAGATCATAGACTTCTTAGTAGCCAACTTTGTTAGTGGTGAAAAATGGGGTGGGTTGTTTGATGTTGAAGCCAATAGAATATACAAGCAGTGGTCTATTAGAAAATCAAAGCGGGAATATACTTTTACACAAGACGTTGATGCCTTGTTATTGGAAATGGAAAAGAATAACATAAACAATCCTTTTTATGAAAAAAGTTCTAAACACCCCTTGACTTTTAGATTATATTTTGCTAAAATGATCACAATTGAAACTCTTGTAATATTAGATAAGATTTTCAATTTCGTAGATAGCGAAACGGATGATGTTTTTATCAGTGACTTATCATTGATAGTCAAAAAGTATCGACCGTTCGTTAAGGTTACAGACAAAATGAAGTCTGTAGCACAGTCCTTAAAACTAGTATAAATAGGAGTATACTGTAAGATGGGCAAGAAACGTAATCGCACATCCCAGTGTGGTGACGAAGAAAAGCGTGTTCGTAGAGTAGAGAGCGAGGGTAAAACCAAACTTGACAAATACAAGCACTTATTATATGATGATGGATCGTATGATGATGAAGTTTATGATGAACTATGTTACCATACACACAAAATACATCGCAAATCAAGTACATAACGTAAACAGGAGAAATATATATGTCTTTTAATTCACTTTCTGACCTCCGCAATTCCCGCGGTAATTTCAACTCTTTGATGAAAGAAGTTGAAAAAATGTCCACTACTACCACAACACAATCCCGTGATGATGGTCGTGAATGGAAACCCACTGTCGATCAAGCTGGTAATGGTTATGCTGTTATCCGATTTTTGCCTGCACCAAAAGGAGAAGATTTTCCTTGGGCAAGAATTTGGAATCACGGCTTTCAAGGACCAACTGGCAAGTGGTACATCGAAAACTCTCTGACTACTCTTGGTCAACAAGATCCAGTGTCTGAGTTAAATACTGAACTTTGGAACAGTGGCGTAGACGCTGACAAAGAAACTGCACGTAAACAGAAACGTAGACTGGCTTACTATGCAAACATTGTGGTTGTAAAAGACCCCGGTAACCCTGCGAATGAAGGACAAGTATTCCTTTATAAGTTCGGTAAGAAAATCTTTGATAAGATTTCCGAAGCAATGAAACCAGAGTTTGAAGATGAGACTCCTCTTAACCCATTTGACTTCTGGGAAGGAGTAAACTTTAAATTGAAGATTCGTCAAGTTGAGGGTTACCGAAACTATGACAAGTCTGAG